CGGCTCCGCCGGCAGCAACCAACACTCTGACCGTGTCATCATTGACCCCGCCAGGACTGACAGATACAGCCCCCGTTGTTGAAAGCGAAGTGAAAGACGGAGATGCAGAAATGGTCACATCACCGGCCGCCGAAAGGGCCATGTTCCCACTCGCCGACACCGCAAAGGTGCCCCCGGCGTCCGGGAGAAGATATGACCTGTCTGCCGTGAGATCGACAGCCCCGATGGTTCCCGTGAAAGTACCCGCTCCGCCGGTTGTAACCGTCAAGGCAAGCGTGTCGTCCGTAGTGGAAGCAGTCGTCGAGTGAATCGAAAGACTCGTCTCCGTCACATCGAGGTTCAGGCCGTTCATCAGGATACTACCCTGAACTCCGGTTCCTGTTCCGACTCCGGTGTTAAGCGTGAAGGCTCCGCCGTTGGCCCCACCAGCCCCAGAGGCCCCCGCCGCTCCGGTTGTGATGAGAATGGCACCGCCAGCTCCACCATCCGCAGCCGTAGAGGCTCCACCGATCCCAGTACTGAACTCAATCGCCCCACCTGCACCGCCAACCCCAGAAGCGACATCCGTGGATGCTCCGCCGTCTCCAAGTTTAAGTACGTATCCTCCACCAGTACCGCCAATGCCAGCGGCCCCGCTCGCTGCTCCACCGATGCCTGCCGTCATCGCATAGTCACCGCCGATCCCGCCAGTCCCGGTTGTGGCAGTCCCACCGACGCCAATCGAAGGCTCCCAATCCCCCCCGTTCGTGCCGTTCACGCCGGAAGCGACACCGGCATTCGTAGCATCGAGCAAGATGTTTCCGGTGATGTCCGGGATTGTCACGGTCCGGTCGGATGTGGCGTTCGAGACCGTCAAAAATGTCTCAAACCCATCAGCGGCAGTTCCTTCAAAGTTCAATCCGGCGGACACGCCCCAGATGGAATTCGCCACGTCAACCGCGTTCGTCGTCAGTGTGCTCGTCAGCATGGCCGTGCTGACGCCAGCGTTGTTCGGAATACTGATCGTCGCGTCCCCCACTGTGGGATCAACCACGGACAGCGTAGTCTCAACAGCATCGGCCCCGCCTGTCGCACCCTCGAACCGAACGCCATTCGACACACCCCACACCGCGTTGGCCGCGTCGATGGTCGTAGAAGCGGTCGAGTAGAACAACTCGTATGTCGCCGCCGCATTGTTGGGAAGGCGATACGTCTGATCCGCCGTCGGGTCCGTCACGCTGAGCGTAGTCTCGGAGGCATCCGCCGTCGCGCCCTCGAAGATGATCCCGGTCGTGAAGGCCGGAGGCGTGGCGAACGTCAGCGTCGCGTTCACCGTGGCCGTGTCGGCCGAGGTGTCGCCAATCGTGGTATTCCCGTCCACGATCAGTTCGCCAGCCCAGTTGCCTCCGCCAGGCATGACGCCAGTGGATAGGTGAATGCCGCCCTGTGTAGATGTCCCGGGAGAGTCGGCAAAGATTCCGACTCCGATCAGCCCGACGGCGAGGATGCTGGTCAGGACAAAAAACGGACTGTGCAGGTACTTCTTCATCGGAGTCCTCCTCGTGAGTGTTGCGTGTGGAACGGAGGAGAGGGCATCCGAAACGCCCTCTCCTCCAGATCATGCTTGTGCTGTGTGCTGACGACTACGAGGTCGCCTGAGACCCGTAGACCCAAGGCCAGTTGATCGGCGCGTTGCCGTGGAACATGTACACCTGGTGTGAAATCTCCAGAGTGCTCAACTCCGTGGCCTTCGTGAACTCGGGTTCCTGAACCGTGAACCACATAAGGTTGTCCTTCATCCGACGGGTGTTGACGCCGAACCACCAGTACGGATTGTCCAGATACGGAGACGAGAAGAGTTTGATCCGCGTCTGCGGATAGCCCTCGATTCGCTCGAACAGATTGCCTGCGAGGATGTTCGTGGCGCGTGACGGAGTCGTCGGATCGTCCGTGGAGTTGATCGCCTCCATAAACTCCACGCACTTGGTGGGGTTGAAGACGAGACCGTCGATATTGAATCGCTCCGGACGGCCCCGGTCGTTCTTCAACAGTTGCGCTTGAGCGTGCAACGCCTTGATGGTTCCATGAGTCACCGTGGGGGCTCCGTTGCCGATGCGGTTGTCCTGAGCGGGCGTTCCATCCTTGTTCGGATGCGCCGCCGAGATCAGCGGCTGACCGTCTCCGAGCAGAGCGTCAGAGCCGGTGCTGAACGCCTGGTTGAACGGCTTCATCGCATGGTGCTCGATGGTGGCCGCGACACCTCTTGCGAACTTCTTGATCACCTGCTTGACAACCGGCAGTTGCTGTGTCAGGAACAACCTCTTCTGGATGTCGAGTTGGAGCGCGTACTCCTCGTTCACGATGTCACGCCCGTAGCCTTCAAACGGGGTGTCCTTGGTGACAACCGATTGGAACTTCGGTACTTCGCGGAAGTCGCCGGTGTTGGTGACACGAATGGACTGCTGCGTTGTCGACAGCATCGTGTACATGTTCTCGCGGTAGGGGACCAGTTTCTCGAACGTGTTGTCGTAGATGGCCTTGACGCCCGGACGTACGCTGTCTGGAAAGCCAGTGCTGTTCATCGACATGGAAGGTTCTCCTTGATGGTCGCCCTAAAGGGCAATGGGACTGCCCCTAGAAGGGCAACATGGGTTCGACCACCGCGTAGATGATCGGGGTCGTTGTCGGTCCGAGACTCGTGGAACCAGCGGCTGCGAAGTCGAAGGACGCCTCCTGCCAGCCTGGACGGCCACGAGCACCAGAACCCGGAGGCGTCAGCTGGTCCTCGCTTCCGTTCGGCTTCTGGAGGCGAATCTCCTCCACCTTGAAGCCGTTTCCACCCACGTCCGCCACAGCTTGACCGAGCATCTTGAGTCCAGTCGCCTCGGTGCGGAGCGCAGTGTAGAACTGTGGGGGAATCACGATGAACTTGGACGTTCCACCGCCCGCGTTCGGCTGCGTGGTCCAGTTGGTGTTCACGGTGATGACGTTTGCGGCCGACCCGTTGATGCCGTAGACCTGCCCTGCACCAGGACCACTCACGATGAAGACGTATCCGCCGTCCCATCCGTTGTCGATGGCTGCGGCTGTGATCGTGTTGGCACCGCCCGCCGTGGCCGTGACCAGGTCGGCATCTTCGATCGAAAAGGCAACCCTGTACTTGTCACCAGGGTTGTGTCGATGTCCGCTGATCCGAGCCTGAGTCCCGAGCGCCAGCGTTCCGTTGGCTCCGGGAATCTGCTCGACAGGCACCGTTCCGTCTGAAGGAGCGGGCTGCACCTGCTTCGTGAAGCCCATGAACGAAGCGGCAGAGGCTCCAACCGCAGCCACAGTGCCGTTCGCGGAACGACGGAATCCGGCCCCAACGGCGATGTTCGCCGAAATGGGGAACCACGCTTCCTTCACTTCCTCCCTACCGGATGGAGACGAGTAGAATTCGAACATGAGAGACTCCTTCTTTCTTGTGGTTCTGTTCTCAGAACCCGGACACCTTCCGAGCCCTGTAGTTGTCCGAACGACACCTTGGGCATAACACATCCCGCGACGTGTCACACCCACGGAAGCCGCAGTTGAGGCACTGAATCTTCTGCGGCATTCCCGCGTACTGCACCGCCGGTCTGTCTGCGGCGGGATACAACGGCTTGCCCGGTACCACACTGACTCTGGCGTGGATTCTGTCCGTTCTGTCCGTTTTGGCGTTCACGGCATCGCCCTACCTGCCCCGAAAACCAGCCATCTTCGCCACTGCGTCTTTCCACTTCGCCACAGTCGGAATCGCCTTCGGATCGCGCTCCTTCTGTTCGTCACGCCACATGCGGTATCCGATGGCGTCTTCCGAACTGAGACGGCCCGAAGAAAGCGGGGCGGAGGCACCAGACCCCGCATGTGCCGGCACCGTCGTAGGAGCCCTCTCGCTGTCAGTGACGGCCTTCCCCTTCGCGTCTCCAGTTAGACGCTTGAGGAGGTAGGGCCGCGTCACGATGCTCAGAGCATCCGTTCTCGCATCCGGGTTGTACTCGTCGATTCCCAACTCGGAAGCGACTTGGGATATGTCCCGCATGATGTCAGGCGACGGAGTGATCTTCAACTCCTCCAGCGTCTTCGTAATCTGCCCGGACATCCTTTCTCTGGCGAGGCGTCCAACGTACTGTTCGACCCCTTGAAGCCTCTGGAGTCTCTGTTCAACGATCTCCACCGCCCGTTTCTCTGCGGCGGACATCGCCCTCCCCAGTTTCTCGGCAAACTGCTTCGCCATGCCGACTGCCAAAGGATCGGTCTCGTAGCCTTCCGGAAGCGTCATGGTCAGATCGTCAGAAGACTGAGACCCAGCCGTTGCAGCAGCACCTTGCTGAGGAGACTGAGCCTGCCCAGTTCCGTCTCCGAAATACTGTCGCTCCAGTGCCTTGACGCCCTGATCGAAACGGGGATCAATGGCGGCCATCTGCTGAACGGTCATGCCATAGCGGAGACGTTGCTCCTGTTGATTCAACTCGTATCCGCGCTGGTGCAGGGCCGTTTCCCACTTCTTTCTGTCCGGAAGGGACTTCATGTACTCCCGGACATCTTCGGCGGGAATCACCGTTCCATCGTCAAGTTGGAGTCCGCCACGAAGTTCGGCCAGCTTGATGGCGGCTGCGACACCCTGCTTCTCCGTTGCGCTGAGGCGCACGCCGGATTCCGGCTGCGATTCAGTGGCAACGACTCCGTCCTCGGCTTCCAGTTCGGCAATCTCGATCTGAGCGGATTCCTTCTCGGCCTCTGCGACGACCGATTCCAGTATGGCTTCTGCGGCCTTGGTTGCCGCATCGTCAGACTGGGAAGACGCCTCTGCCACCGCCGCTGGATTCTGCTCCACGATTTCCGTTGCCATCGTTTTCTCCGTGCCGGTCTACATCGAATCGCTGCGTATTCACCGGCCACGCCACAGCGACCGTGCCGTCATCGGGACAATCCACTTTGGGACCGTTCCCCGAAAAGGTCTCGTCACGAAAAACAAAAAAACCCGCGTCAGCCTCTCGGCTGGATCGCGGGTTCTTCCCTCTGATCCTGTAAGGTTGTCTACTTGCTGAGTTTTACGCTCTCCTTCACGGAACCGATCTTCGCTTCACCATTCCGGTACTTGACGGTCACTGTTCCAAAGCCCGCCTTCTTCACCCTTCGATGAAGACGCAAGATCGCCTCTTCCTCCAGAGTGTACGCCACTGGCCTTTCCGTGTCAACCGCAATTTTGTTTTCGGCCACTAGATCGGACCCTGAGGCGCACCTACTTGACCTTGATTCTGTGGAGGAGTCTCCCACGGAAGCGGCACGCCCTGCGCACGAAGAGCCTGCACCGCCGCCTCGTACTTCGGCTGAATGTCCGCCAGTATCGCCTGAGCGTTGTTTTCCGCCTGCCTCTGCGCGATGATCTGATCGGCGTGCGGAATGTCCAATGCCCTCAAAATGTACTCGGGTGGGACCAGAGATTTACCATTCTCATCTTTCAGTGGAGCAATGGCCAGAGCCTGTTCCGCCCGTCCCACCTTGCTCTGGGTCTGCGGAGTGTTCACCTCGATCTCGATTTCGATTCCAGCGGCGGCAGCCTTCAGGTGCTTGGCGATGTAGGCAATGTGAAACTCGCTCGGGTTTGGGCTTCCATCCGGACTGTACGCCACTACGTCACTGATGTAGTCGGGGAGCCCTGCCATGCCGCTACTCGCGTCCGTCGGACCCGTCGGACCCTGCGGTCCAACAGATTCTTGCAGTTTCTGCTGTCTGTACGCCTCGATGCGGTCGTACAGTCTACGTCCCTCCTCTCCCGACAGAGACAACCACCGCTTGTCGTATCCCCCAAAGTTCACCATGTTGTCGAGCATCTGCTTGGCGACCCGTTCGAGTGACAACGCCAGCATGGCGTTCTTCAACTTCGGGCGCAACATCGCAACGCTTTGAATGGCTTCGATGGCCTGCGCCGCCGTGACACTGGGCGGCTTCTGCCCCTTGCTGACCTCGTACTGGCCAGTGAGATCGTCCAAGAGCCGTCGCACGATGTCCATGAAACGGAATACTTCCACCGCCATCGAACCAGGAGAGAGGTACGCCGCCGCCCCCGTGACATCCCCGTTGCTCTCCAACATCTCCCCAGGACTGTCCGAAACCTCCAACCCCTCCGGAAGTCTCGTGATGTCGATGATGAGTTTCGGAAACGCCTGCATCTGGGTGAAGTCCGCGATGTAGCCGAGCGTGTTCGACAGCATGTCGGCAAGGTTGTTCGTGTCGGAGAACATCGAAATGCCGATGAGGCGGGTCGGGTCGATGCCCTCTTGGTGGTACACTACAGGGATGTGCCTGTATCGGTTCAT